GACGATACGGTGGCCGAGGTTGCTGCGGCAATACGCGACGCGCTGGCGGCAGACGAGGATGTTTCGGCAAACTATGATGTTACCGGGGCGGACGCAGACATTATACTGACAGCAAAAGTCAAAGCTAACAATGATGACACGCTGGCGATCACGCTGCAGTCTGCAGGTGATACCGGCGTAACCGTGGGCGCATCTACAAATACAACGCCGGGTACGGCAGGAACAGCGCAGGCTGAAACGGTAGCGGTCGCGCAGGTGGCAAGCGTCAACAAATCGGTTATTACAATAACCGGCGCAGGAACGTATAAATACCTGATTGACGGCGAGGCTGCAGCGCCGTTGTATCTGGACGACGTGAATCACTGGACGGTTATTGCAACCGGAGACGAAATTGCCGGGTCGTACGCTGGGCAAATAATAACGATAGCGCGGGTCGATACGACGGGGCATGTTCTGGCAATCGGCAGCGCTGAAATATTAGTAGCGTAAAGGAAGGGAGGCTGTTCGAATGGCTTATATCGCGCAGTCAGATTTTACGACATACGCGCCGAGCGCTCCGACAATGAGCGCAGCGGTGTTTGCGGAGTTGGCAGAGCGGGCGAGTGAAATAATCGACGAGCTGACGATGTCGCGGATAATACAGGAGGGCGGCCTCACTGCTTTCGATACCGACGAACAGGCCGCAATAAAAAAGGCAGTGTGTGCAGAAGTACAAACGCTATTGCAGTACGGCGGTGTCAATGCGATTGCTGGCGCGGGCACGGTGGAAAGCGCAAGCATTGGAAAGTTCAGCTATACATCGAAATTTAAAGGCAAAACGGTCAACGGTATGCCGGTGTCGCCATTGATATCGACATACCTGTTTCAAACCGGGTTGTTGAACAGGGGGCTTGAAATATGGCGCAGGCCATACCGTATCAATTGCTGATACATAGCGCAACGCACAATTATACACCGTCGCACGGTAACTGGGGCGCGGAAACGTTTGCAGGTACGCGCGCGCTGACGTATGTACGATTTGAGCCGTCGTCAAAGCTGATAACCACTAAAGACAACCGGCAAGTGCAGCTCGCCGCAACGATGTTTTATGATTGCAAGAATAGCGCGCCGAGCGGGGTGACGTTTACAGAGGGCGATCAAATAATACAGACGGGCGGAAGGACGTACAAAGTGGAAACGGTGGATAATTGCAACGACGAAATTGGCCTGCACCATTACGAACTGGGGCTGAGCGGATGAGCGTCCGTGTAACGTTTAACAAAACAGCAGTGCGCGCGCGGGTGCACGCGGCAAGCGAAAAGGCGTTGCCGATAATGACAAACGAGTTTCTAAAAGACGCGAATTATTATTGCCGGAAGGAATCCGGGGAGTTGATTCGCAGTAGCTTGCGCTCCAGCGAGCCGGACAAGGGAAAGGCAGTATGGGACACGGATTATGCCCGGAAGGTTTATTACACCGGCAGGCCGTCAATCGATACGAACCCAAACGCTTCGCTCCTGTGGGCGCATAAAGCGCACACGCTGCACAAAGACAAGTATCGGCGCATGTACGATAAAGTTGTAAAGGAGACGGTTTGATGTACGGGGAAGTTTTGCAGGCAGTGCGGACGCTGGCAATATCATACGCAACACCATACACGACCATTGACGTCGGCTCAACGCCGTCAGCGAATGGGTTGGCGATGTATTTGGGCGCAGGCGCGCCGGATGCCGAAGACATGAACCGGGGCAGCAGAAACACGATCTTTATAACTTTAAACGGCAAAGACGCGGATCAGCAGAAAATCGTTACGACATTGTCGGCCATACATAAAGCTCTTAATCGATTAAAGGATTTCCCGGCAGGCGCTGACTGGGAGATTCTTAATATAAAAACATCGGCAGCGCCGGGATATATTGAGCAGGAAAGCAGCGGGCAATGGCTGTACGGCTCAATACTAACAGTGGAATTTTATTTGAAAGGAGTATAACAACATGGATTTGAATCATGACTATTTGCTGGAAATCGACATAACGCCGAGCACAACCGCAACGTATAAACATCTCATGGACGGGATAGAAAATTTTGACCCGGCATTAAACGAGGTGTTGTGGCAGGGTTCGTTTATGGACGATGAAGGCTGGGGCAGCAGCGAGGTAACTGGCGCGCAGTTAATCGTGACCGCAACTGGCAAACGTATCGTCGGCAACGAGGCGCAGGATTACATCTGCTCGACGGCTGTACAATATGGGCTGGGATCCGCAAGGAAAACGAATCTGCGCATAACCGAACCGAGCGGCAGGCGCATAACCGTGCCGGTTACATTGGCGAAGATAGTAGGAGGCGGCGGAGATCCGAGACAGCCGAGCGATTTCAGCGTTGAGATTCACGGCAACGGTAAACCGAGCCTTGAGGAAGACGGCGCGGTTATCGGACAGCTCACTCTGGTATCACTGGCGGGCGTTGAGGCTGGCAAGACACAGCTTTACGTTAACCCGGAAGTTACGGCAGATCCCGTATCCAGCTACAAGTACAAGACTGCGGCGTCGGTGGTCATACCGGCATTTGATACGGTGTGCACGACCGGCTGGACAGCTTGGGACGGATCGGCGGAGATTACGGCAGCAAGCGACAACGAGATTGTAATTATCGAAGTAGTGACGGCAGACAGCAAGGCAAAGAAAGCTGGCAAGGCGATAGTTACTTCGAACGATTAAACAGGGCGGGCTTCTGCCCGCTCTTTTTAATTAATTATTTTTTAGGAGGATGTATGGTAATTTTAAAACGCAACGCGCAGGTTTCAGAAACTTTCAAGCTAGGCAAGGAAAAAATTTCTGTCAACTTTGATGCGATGAAAATTGTCAGGGAGTTCGGAGAAAAATATAAAACATTGGCCGAGGCAGAAAAAAAAGCAATCGAGGCGGTAGGCACAAAAAATTCTGAAAAAATATTCGAGGCATATGGCGAAGCAATTTTCGAAATCATGGATTTGTTTTTCGGAAAAGAAATTCGGGAGAGGATTGTCGCGTATTATGAAAATAATTATATCGACATGACGCAGATAATTGTGCCCTACATCACAAATAATCTTTTGCCGAAAGTGTCGAAAATATTAACCGCGCAGCGCGACATGCTCGCTAAAACATACGGAGCGTAATTATGCTGCTGGAACGCGCGCTTGAAAACGACCTTCTGATATTTGGCAAGTGTCTACATTTAAACCTCGCGTTTGACGTGGTGCTGCGCGTTGATGACTTGCAAAGCCAAAAAAACGAGCTGGACATCAACAAAATCGACGTCAGCTTGCGGCTGTTGGTGTGTAATTATAAAAAAATACAAGCTTTACACATATCAAAAAAACAACAAGTACTTGACGTAATATTCGATAAATTTATTGATACACACCTTAAGCCGTGGCCGGGCAGCAACCAGAAGACAATCGATTTTCGGCAGGACGCGATTTATATTTACTCGGCGTTTATGATGGACTACGGTATCGATTTATACGCAGAACAGGGCAAGCTCGACTGGCGGAAGTTTATGGCGTTGTTTTTGGGGCTGTCTGAAAAAACAAAGCTGCGCGAGATACAATCGTTCCGGGCGCGCAAGATTCCGGCTTCAACAAAATACAACGCAGAAGAAATTACAATTTTACGGCAGCAAAAACAGTATTATGCGCTGGAAGTATCCGAGGAAGAGGCGCGCAGCAATGTACAGCAGGGGCTTGCCTGCTTGTTTGGGGTACTGGCCGCGCAGGCAAAGAGAGGTGAGAAATAATGTCCGACGGGCGCGTTGAATATGATATCCGGGCAAACGACAGCCATGTAAATAAAGATCTTGACGATGCAAACCGAAAGGTTGAAAAAGGCGCGAGCAAGATAGGCGGCGCAGCGAAAGGCATTGCGGTCGCTGTTGGAAAAGCAGTTGCTACAATGGCAGCGGCGGCGGCAGCGGCGGCGGGCGCGTTTGCGGTCAAGGGTATTGGCATAGCTTCGGATCTTGCCGAGGTGCAGAACGTTATTGACGTAACGTTTGGCAAAAGCTCCGACATTGTTGATGACTGGTCGAAAACAGCAACGGGCGCTTATGGACTGGCTGAGCTGAGCGCAAAAAAATACACCGGCACGATGGGCGCAATGCTCAAGAGCTCCGGAGTCGCGACGGATAAGCTTTCAGAAATGTCGACGGTGATTGCGGGGCTGGCGGGCGATTTTGCGAGCTTTTATAATATCAGTTCTGATGAGGCTTTTGATAAGATACGCAGCGGTATATCCGGTGAGACCGAGCCGTTAAAACAGCTCGGCATTAATATGTCGGTCGCCAACCTCGAAGCCTATGCTTTAAAGCAGGGAATCAAAGAAACATACGCGGAGATGGATCAGGCCTCGCAGGTCCTGCTGCGGTATAATTATTTGATGTCGGTATCGGCAGATGCCCAGGGCGATTTCGCGCGCACGTCCGGGAGCTGGGCAAACCAGTTACGGCTGGCGAGCCTTAATATGGACACGCTGTCTGCTTCGCTGGGCGCAAAGCTGACCCCGGCGCTGACAAATGTATTGCAAACATTCAATCAAGTTGCGCAGGAATCGGGCGGCGACCTTGACGTATTTTTGCAGAACTTTGATAAAGTTATTGAAGCCGGAATGAAAGCGGCGGACGAAATACTGCCCATTATAACCGGCATTGCGCAGCAGATCCTCAACGGCATTGTTAAAATGTTGCCGAAGCTGCTGGATATGGGCGTTGATATTATGATGAACCTCGCACAGGGCATTATTGACAACATGCCCAAACTGGCCGAAGCGCTGGGTGCGATTGTGGGCAAGATAGCGGCGATGCTGCCCGGCTTACTGTGGCAGGTTTTCAAATCAATACCGATAATTGTAACAAAGTTTATCGAGGGGCTGTTTGGCCTTCATAATCCGCTGGAAGACCTTAAGGACGAGTTTGATGCCATTACAAAAAGCGTTGACGCTGCGCGGGATTCGTTAAAAAAGAGTAACGCGGAAACAGAAGCGGCTGCGCGGGTTAATAGTAATTATGCTAATAAATTATCAAACCTCATAGACAAAGAAAATAAAACGGCGGAGGACAAACAGCAGATTCTCAACCTCGTCGAATCGCTGAATAAATCAATGCCGGAGCTTAATCTTTTATACGACGAGCAGGCCGGTAAGCTCAATATGACAAACGGTGAGCTGCTTAATATGATAGAAAACCAAAAAGAGCTGGCGCGGATCGAAGGGTTGCGGACATATTTGGCGCAGGTATCGACCGGGCTGGTGGAGCAAGAGCAAAAAATAAAAGATTATGTCAAAATGGCGAAAGAGGCTTATGGCATAGATTTAACACAGTTTAAATCTAAAGACGAGTTTATAAACAATCCTGAAACTATGGGTTATTGGTTTGTTTATGCAGATTATGAAGCAATGCTCAAAGAACAGTCAGGTCTCAATAGCGAATTCAACGATCTTAACGAGGATTTGCTCGACAAGCAGACTACATATTCTAAGCGTACAGGACAAACGATGGATAATACGCTGCGAGACATAATACAACGTGAAAAAGACGAAAAAGAAACGTATCTGAAAAACTTGCAAGACTGGAATACAAAGGTTGAAGATGCGCAGCAAAAACACGAGGACACGATGGGTTCTATATACGATTATGGGCTAAAAAAGCAAAAAATCACGTTGTGGCAGGCCGCGAAGAACATTGCAAAGCAAGTTAGCGACATGATCGCGTATAAGAAAAACATGCAAACGCTACAGGGCATGGCGGAATCCGGGGCAATATCAAAAGAAGTATACGACCAGCTTGCCGGGGAGGGCACGAAGGCTGCTGGATTGATTGCAGCGCTCACAAAAGACCCGAATTCAAAAGCTGCACAAGCGCTGCTGGGCAGCCTACAGGACAA